CTTTGTGGTGGATACGGCAATGCGACCCCGAACGAATTCTTTTACGCACTGCCCAGTGAGTGACAACGCACGGCACTGACGATGACCCTACAACAGGCCCTCGTTTAGGCTATGTGTGTATCGCTGCGTGACTCGGTTGTAGCCCTCCAGACCTCTAAGCAAGCCAAACATCAAGTAGAGTAGCCAACCACAAGTGGTCGCTCATTCTACGAGTGCTTGGGCAGGCCCCAACCTATCAATGCACACTACGCTACACATTCCCATTATGTCTTAAGATGACAAGCTGGACTAGCCGTCCCAGCCCACACTCATGTGGCAACCTCACACTCGACAAACAACAAAACCACCCACAGCAGTGGTTGAAGACCACCTTACACCGGCTATTAACCGGTACGGCTAACAATATGTCTTGCTCTAGACCATAAAACATCCGCTCGTAAGAGAGGTCAGGCGAGAAAATCCCAAAAGCCCGCCCAACGTCACCGATAATAACTGGTGTTCACAAGACCACGAGGACCGCCCCACAGCCCACCAGACTGAAGGACTAGCTACGCCGCTGGCTCTGACCTACCGAAACGAATTGGGTGGGTGGTTATCGAAAACCGTCCTTTCCGCTCGCTAGGTTTACCAAGCTGGTGCGACGTGCAGTTAGTGGGTCGTCTCCGACTCCACAATCTATAGTGTCCTAGTTATTATCTTCATCCTCCTCAAATTTGTTGTTTGCCACGCACCAGCAGAGTTACTGATGCGCAAGGTACCAAACCTCGGCGGTGTCCCCAACAACCCCGTCAACGACCACCTCGTACTCACTACTAAGAACTTCTTTTAAAACTGACCGTATGTCTTGCTCGTATGCCAGCTGTTGACCTACACTCACGCCAAAGGCAAGTTCAACGGACGCTCTCGTGCAATCAGCCACCTGTGGCCTGATCGCAACTAGCCGGTCCGCATTCAACTTCGCCCCGGACTTGTACAAGCTGCCCACCTCGTGCGACACCTTGCCCGCCCCCAACAAATCGTACAACTCACTCGCCAAGTATGATATGCACGGTACCCTGTGTGATACGTGCATCTCTCCTAAACAGGCACCTCTGAGCACCGACGTGTACAAAGCGTCGGCACTAGGGTGTGGATATCTGTGAGTTACGCCTAATGTTGCTAGGGAGCGTTTCAAGTCCCTGACCAAATGTATTTCCCCACTTCCCATGTTAATGAATCTACCTCGGCAGAA